TGCCCCACCTGTTAGTTCATCTCTAACCAGCGAGTTTGCAAATTCTTCTAGCTCACTTGCTGTTTTTATGTTTGCATCTACAACTTTTAAAAATTGTTCTAACGTAAACTCTACTCCATCATGTGGATTAACTGCTACTCTTTCCATTTTGTTATAGTATGGAAGATTTATAAAATTACCATTAATAGGTATGCCATCTTCTGTTTGTCCTAATTCTGTTTGTTTTGGAAATATTTCTGTATTAGATTCTAATTCTAAAATAAATAAAAGTTTGTCTAAAAAATTTCTAATAACTGTAGCCTTAGTTTTTTCTTTTAAGAAAACATATAAATGTAAACCACCACTTTTTGATTTTACGGGTATGATTGGTAATTTTTTTTCAACAATAGTTTTTAAATATTTTCTTAAGTTAAAATTTTTATAATCTGGATCTATATCTATTGCACCAAACTGTGCCATGCCATTGTCATCACATGGTTGAATACCAATAGACTTCCTGCCTTGTAAATGATCAATGTAATCTTTATCTGATATTGCATTTTGTGACCAACCGTAGTCTCCTGGTTTAAATTTTATTTTACCAGTGTCAGGATCTTTGAAACCATTTTTAATGTTACAATATCCATAATTACGTTTAAGACCTGCAAATATTTCTATAAATTTGCTTTCCATCTTTTACTTTCTGTGTGGGCAGTGTTACCTGCCCACAGTTTTGTGATTTAAAGTATTGATTTAGTTTGTTCTGGAGCATCACCATGCTTAACCTGAACATCACCCTTTGAAACACTTTGATTGAAAGCTCTCGCTTGAGAGTAAAGTTGTTCGTCCTGTACTGGACCAACTTTGCTAACTTCCCATCCAAACCAAGTGCCTTTATCATTAGATTGCTGCACAGTTCTTAACTTGTAAATGTGGCTAAAAGCTGGCGGCTTGAACATACCATTTTTACCTTTTAACAATATCTGGTTAATCATGGTGTTCCATTTTCTACTAATTTTAAGTTGTGTTGATTTCATTGCGATCAACGCTGTTGATGGTGTACTACCCTCACAAATAATAACAAAATGGTTTGCTGTTTTTTCAACATAGGTACCACTTGGTAATCTATCTTTGTAATCAGCTCCTCTTGTTGTTTGTGATAGGATATCACTAGATGATGGATGTATTGCAACTGGTGCCGTTGGCCCAGTTCCTCTGTCGTTCCATTCTATGTACTCTAACTTATAGTGACATGGAATAACAGTTATCCCTTTTTCTCCATCATATAATTCAGAAGTTACTGTATTGATAATCATGCCAGGTTCTGCACCTTCAACATACTTACCTTCTCTCTTGTTTACTTCTGGGGACAATTGTCCCAATACTTTTAAAAAGGGTAGCGCTAAATCCTCTTGAGATAAATCACCAACACCTTTCCCTGCATCAGCTTCAAATGTAGTTGTAGCCAAAGCATTATTTTTCTTTTCTGTCATTGCTTGTTCTTTGCTCATCGTTCTTATTTCCTCGTTAGTTTGGTTCGGTTTCCTGCGAACACGTTAAATAGTTCTGTAGGCATATCATCACCTTTTTCGATACGCTCACGAACTAAAGCTTTCAGAGTCATGGGTTCAACTTTTAGTTTTTGAACCGGTTCGAACCCACGCTCCTTGGCAAGGCTTGCGTAATCGCTCGCCTTGTTATCTTCGTTACGACCAAAGGAAACGGTCACTTCATTCTTGATGATGTTACCTAAGTCGTTATCTCGAAGCCATTTAAATGCCTCTTCTTTTTTTGCTTCTGTTATTGAGGCACCGTAGACGGGTTTAACTTCTATTGCTGATCCGTCTGCTAATTTCATTGTTTTTAAATTCATCTCTTGCATCATATTTGGTATGACTTCTCCTGAGATGTAATTCATTTCAGATTTTAATTTTTTTAAATAATCCTCTGTATCTTTTATTTGATCCTCCAAGTTTTTTAATTTTACCACTTGTGATGATAGTGCTTTACCATCATCAATACTTGTTAGACTTTCTTGTTTATCTTTTTCAAAATCAATCATCTATTTCTCCTTTCTCGTAAAGATTAATTGAAATAGGATAATATCTTCTTTCTTGCTTATCCCATTTTAGTAAGTTGTATTTGCCATTTGTAATGTCCGATACAACTGAACATGCAACACCTATGATTGCAGGATCTCCAGTTAGTAATAAATAATCTTCTGGTTTATAATCTCGTAGCATTTTACGTAGTTTAAAAACCAGTGGACCAGGTGATAAAATAATTTGTGACGTCTCTGGTAATAAAACCTTTAACGTACCAAACTCAGATGCCCCTATAATATTAATTTTAGGACGGCCATCTCTTGTTCCTGGTATATCCTGTAAAACGTATACAAAATTTTTATTCATAACTTTCTTGACAATAGATTTAGTTTATCCTATATAATATGTCAATAGAAAGAAAAATTAAAAATTATGAATTACAAGTTTAAGACGAAGCCATTTGCGCATCAGTTGAAAGCGTTAGAAATATCTCACAATAAAGAGGTTTTCGCCTATTTTATGGAGATGGGTACAGGTAAATCAAAGGTTCTAATAGACAATGTATCCATGTTGTACGATGCGGGTAAAATCAATGGTGTTCTAATTGTGGCGCCAAAGGGTGTTTATAAAAACTGGGCAAACTCAGAAATACCTACACATATGGTGGACCACATAGATAAAAAAGTAGTGGTTTGGCAGTCGTTAATTAACGAAAAACAACAAAAAAAATTAAACACACTGTTTGAAACTGGTGAAGACTTGCATGTTTTAGTAATGAATGTTGAAGCACTATCAACTAAAAAGGGTTTTCAGTTTGCAGTTAAGTTTTTATCAGCACACAAAGCTTTGACAGCTATTGATGAATCTACAACTATAAAAAATCCTGGTGCAAAAAGAACAAAAAATATTTTAATGTTGTCAAAGTTTAGTAAATACAAAAGAATACTTACAGGGTCTCCCGTAACTAAATCACCACTAGATTTATATACACAGTGTCAGTTCCTTGATCCTTGGTTATTGGGTGAACAATCGTATTACAGTTTTAGAACACGATATGCCATAATGAAAACTGCAAATTTTAGCGGTAGATCTGTGCAAATAGTCGTTGGATACAGAAACTTGCCTGAACTATCAGAAAAAATAAAACCTTTTTCATACAGAGTCTTAAAAGATGATTGTTTAGATTTACCAGATAAAACATACATGAAACGTATTATTCAACTAACAGATGAACAAAATAAAATTTATAAACAAATGAAACAACAAGCGTTAGCCGTGTTAAATGGTAAAATGTTAACAACTAAAAATGTTGTAACTCAACTCATGAGACTTCAACAAATTACATCAGGTCATTTTACTTCTGATGATGGTGAGATACAGGTAGTAAAAAATAATCGTATTAAAGAACTTATTAACATCTTAGATGAGATTAGTGGAAAAGTTGTAATATGGGCACATTGGAGGTACGACATACAAACAATCGTAGAACATCTAAAAAAAGAATATGGGGATAACTCTGTAGTAACATATTATGGTGATACATCTGATGAAGATAGACAAAAAGCAATACGTGAAATACAAAACCCAGACAGTGAGGTTAGATTTATTGTAGGCACACCACAGACAGCTGGTTTTGGTATTACGTTAACAGGTGCATCAACCATGGTTTATTACTCTAACGGATATGATTTAGAAAAACGTCAACAGTCTGAAGCTAGAATAGATCGTATTGGTCAAACTAAAAACATGACCTACATCGATATTATTTGTGAAAAGACGGTTGATGAAAGAATTGTTCACGCACTTCGTAGAAAAGTTAATATTGCAACAGAGATAATGGGAGAGGAGCTTAAAGAGTGGATATGATGGTCATGTTAGCACTTACTATAGCTATTTTAGCTGTAATGTTTATTAATTCAGCGTCTTAATTTTAGGGGTACCCAGGTATCCTAAAAAGTAAAAGAGAGGCCTCTACGGCCATTTAAATGGCTTTTTATTTGTAAAAAATAGTGAAAAGAGACAAAAGTAGCATTCCTAGACCTCCAAGCAACCAGTAGAGTAATCTGTCTACTTTGCCATGAATTTTGTCGATATCTTGATGCATGTGTTTAAGATGATTGTTCTTAATAGAACTAACCTCACGTTTTAATCCTGTAATATAGCCATACAAAGCTATAATGTGTTCACCCGTTGTTTTAGGTTCTTTTGCCATTATCCTAATCCCCTTTGACGTAGTCTGATTGCTTTTTCTGATGGTGATAATAAAGCCTCTTCAGTTGGTGTCAAGCCAGTTTGTGCCACGGCTGCCGGTTGCACAGGTGGTGTAACTATAACTGGGTTAGGTTGTGGTGTTGGCTGAACTCTACTTTGATCTAGACTTGGTTGTTGTGTAGGTAAGAAGTCCTTTAGTTCTAATCTGTTTGGATTATCTAAACTTTGATTAGCAAAAGCATTTCTTATTTCACCTATTATTTGAGAAGCTTCAGCAAATGGGTTTGGTCTACCTGTTTGTTCAGAAATTTTAGCAAATCTTCTTTGTATATTTTCTGAAACTTCATAAGGTTTGAATTGACCAGCTAATAACCTTGCTGGGGTAGTTGTTGATATTCCTCTTTCATCAAATAGTTGACCTATATCTTCATCTTTTAATCCTAATGTTTTTGCACCTTTTAATCTTTTACGAGCTTCTCTTTCAACTTCAAATAATTGTCGGTTGGCTATAAAATATCTCTCTATGACATCTCTTGAAGTTTTAACTTCTCCTGATAATACACCTTCTTGACCTCCAGTAAATAATTGTCTTGCCTGTCTTTGACCTTTTTGCAATCTGTATATTTCAAAACCTAAACCTTTTTTAGGATCTATTTTTTCTAATCTCCAACCAAACACACCTGCAAATTCATCAGGTATTTCATAGATAGTAGGTCCTTTACCAGGTTTACCTGTGATTGCTTTTGCTGTTCTTTCAAAAGCACCTGTTGAAGGTAATAAAGTTTTTGCTAAATGTTTTGATATAATTGCAACTTTTTCTGGTGTTGGTGTTTGTTCGTTATATAATCTGACACCCTCATTAGTAACACCGTTTCTTGTAACGATATCTAAAAAAGCCTCAGTATAAATAGATTCAGAGATATATGGAGAAGCTGCTTTTCCTGCTGCTTTTGCAATACCTCTGATAAAGGATGGAATAAGTTGTTCTTCATCTTCTATACCTCTTTGAACCTCACGTAAAACATCTTGAAAAGGTTGTGTAACAGTATCATAAACATTGTTTTGACTATAATTAATGTAATAAAGATTTGGATCATCTGGTTTTCTTACATAAATTTTTTGACCTGATTCTGCCCACGGTGCTACAAAGTTATTAGCTGCATCAGCTTCTTCTTGACTAACTCCAAAGATTGCTTGTGATCCCTTAATCATTCCATATGGTAAAACTGCACCCATAAATGCAAATCCAATAAGTCTCTCTAAACCAAAAGCTCTTGTTGCTGGATTTTTAAGATCCTTTAATGCTTGCTCTACAATTCCAACGCTTGTTCTAAACATTTCAGATGACCAAGACATGAAATTACCAAAAGGTGATGCACGCATAGCTCTAACAAATTCTCCAACTCTTGCATAGTTAGGTATGGTGTTTTTAACAATATCAGCTGCCTCTTCTTCAATTTCTTTTACAGTTTTACTTATTCCAAATTTTTCATATGCTTTTTGTCTTTTACCAAACTCCACCTCATAATTTATTACCTTCCAAAAATCATCCTCTGCCACATATAAATCTTGTGCTGTCTCAGCTGTTTTCTTTATGCCTTTGCCAACTCTACCTAGTTTTCTAAGTATTCCTCCTAATACTTTATCTGTAGCAATGTTACCCTCACCAATACGAACATCTTTCATTAAGTTTCTAAGATCTCCAAGTCTAGTGTTTGTATTAACAACTCCTAATTCTAAATATTTTCTATATCTTTCATTAGATAAAGGTTGTCTTAGACCTACTTGAACAGATGCTCCAGCTCTTCTCATAGCTTCAAAAAATAATTTTGGATCTCTAACTAACGTTCCTAAGTTTCCATTAGCTACCGTGAACGCCCCTGAACTTAAAAAGTTTCTAATGTGTGTAGGTACAGATAAAATTGTTTTTGCATATTGTGCACCAGCCTTTGGTGTTAATAATAAATTACGATAACCCCAAGATAAAGTTTTACCTATAAAACCGCCTGACTCTCCTCTTAAAAAATTTCTAAAATTAGATACGTTTGTAAAACCCTCTGCTATAGCTCTATCAGTAAAAGTTCCTTTTAATCTATTTACTAAAATACCATTTTTAAAAAACTCTTCTAAATATGTATCAACAGGCACGATATCAGCGTTAGGTCCAAAAGCTTTTTGTGCCTCTAAAGGAGATGAAAAAAAGAAACCTTGTCTACCAACCTCTTTAGATCCTGCTGCTTTTAATGCCTCATCCGCATCTAATATTTCATCAAAGAGTTGATTTTTTCTAGCTGTCATTGATAGTCGATTTACCGCTTCAAAAATAGAATGACGTGCATCTTCAACTTCTCCAAATAATTTTCTAAATGTTTTACTTCCCTTACCAATAACTTGAAGCTCTTTTCCTCCACCTTTTATATTTTTTTCTAACGTTTGTTTAAATGTTTTAATGTTAAAAGGGTCTTGTGCACCTTGTGTTAAATTTTCATATGAAAAAAATGGTCCTTTTAAAGGATCTGAACTTGGAGCTTTACCTTCAACTTGTCTTATAATTCTATTAACTAATCCTTTTGCGTATTCATCTGTTAATTCAACACCATTTTTTCTTCCATATCTTTGAAATAATTTTGCTGCTTGATTTATGTCCTGTGTTGTAGGTTTAAATTTTGTTAAAAAATTAGCCTCTTTATTATCAAAAATTTCATAAGTGCTACCTAAATAATCTTTAACTCTTTTACCCATGATTTGTTTTAAATCTTGTTTTATGCCAGCGGGTAAATCTTGTCTTGCAGCTGGTCCTTCAGCTGTAATATTTAATAATTTAGCCATGTAACCACGTGATTTTGTTAGTGCAGAAAAAATATTATCAATATTTTTTTGTGATCCACCGGCTTCTGTTATTTTTTTTGCAATAGATTTAGATAAATTTGGGTCTAAACGTAATCGTAAATCACCAGCAAATAATAACACATCTAAATCTTTTAATAAATCTTTTCTAGCCGTTCCTGCCACACCACTTATGTCAGGAAAAATTTTATTTATTTCTATATCAATCCTTCTAGTTTGTTCTCTAGCAAAATTTAAGTCTGCCATCTTTCTGCCTTGTTGTCTCTCTTTTGCAAGAAACTGTTCTTGAGGTCTAAGACCTCTTGGTCTAAACGCTGCTCCAACTTTATCAATTGTTCTATCAATTTGAGAACTACTATATGCTAAATTTCTACCTCTTTGATATAAAGCTTTTCCTGCATAACCCACTGCGTATACGGAAGGAACAATGACTAAAGACTCACTAGCAAATTTTAATCTATTCATTAATTTTCTAGCAGCATCTTCTTGTGGGTCTTGTCTCTCATTAATATCTATAAATGTATTTGTTCCAAAAAAGGCATCGGTAAGACTTCCTAATTGTTCAACGTCTGTTACAAAAGTTTCACCCGCAGCTCCACCAACTGCAATGGCAGCAAATCTTTGTGTTCCAGAAAGTTTATTTAACTGTTGTGCTTTTTGACCACCTTTAATTACATTTGGGTTAGATAGTTTTAGATAAGTGCCTGCTCTTTTAGCTTTGATAGCTTTTTCAGCTAATGTAGTTGCAATTTTAGCTCCGGCTGTTGCAGGGACACCTAGCGATACAACCGCTTCAATTAATTTTCCAGTAGCTCTCTGTTGTGCAACCTCTTCAAAAGGATTAATTTTATCAAAAAATGTTTCTACGCTCTTAGCTAAACTTGTACCAGCGCCTAAATCAATAAGTTCTGCTCCTAAAGATACAACACCTTCAGGAACTTTTATAATACCAGACACAACACCAGCAAGTCCTGCAGTTAATCCAGATACCTCACTATTAGTTTCAGATTTTTCTATGCCGTAAGAACCAAGTTCATCAGTGAATATTTTTGCACCTCTTTTTTCTAACTCTGTTTCTTGTTTTAAGTATGGATTTTTTTCTACAGCCATTAGTTCCTCTAATCTGCAAGAGGATTTCCATTAATATCCACTGCTACTACATTATTTTCTGAAATTTTTTTATAGTGATTACCTTTGAAAGGATCATAATAAAAAGCACCATTAGGAACATTTTTAAGACCGTCTTCAAAACTAGGTCTACTAATATATTTTTTATCAGGATTTTTAGATCTAAAATCAACGTTGTTAATTGCAATATCTGTAGCATAATTTTTTAATTTAGTAAATTGTTCTGTTTTCATAATTGAGTTACGCTCAGCGTTTATTTTAGCTGCTCTTGTTTGATCTGCAAACATTCTATTTGTTTTAGGAGCAATAACACTTTTAGCAGCCATTAGTCCTAATTGTCTTTGAAACTGGTCTTCTGCAGCTAACTGTTTTGCTAAGTTTGCTGATGGTGCTTGTGCTGCTCCAGCAATATCTGCAAGAATATTACCAGTAGTTGGTCTAGATGCAATCGCTGGACCAAACTGTAAAAGAAAATTTGTAAGTGCTGATCCTGGTGCAGGTTGTCCAACTACTTGTTTTAAAAAATCTTTGGTTCTTTGCGCTTGTTCTAAACGACCACCATTTTGAAAATTGGTTCTATCTTCGATACCATTCATGACACCTTCCATGGCAGGTCCACCTTTTCTAAACATAGGTCTTTTTAATACTCTACTCATTATCGATTTGGTCCTACAATTGCTCTATAAATACCAGCACCTGTTGCTCCAAGACCTAACGCTGTTGCTAATGGACTAGGATCAGGTGTTGTTCTAAATGTTTCTGTTTGTGGATATCCAGATATAAGTGATGCCACACCAGATTGTAATGTTCGTAATCTTTCTAGCGGTTCTAGCTCTTCTGCTTTTGCAGTTTGTCTTGCAGCTTCTATTAGTGCTTGTGCTTGTGCCTGTTGGGCTGTTCCTACTTGTCCAAGTGTTGCAATATCTTGTTGACGTAGTGCTTGTCCTGTTTTACCTAGTCCAGCTTCAAAACCACCTAAACGTTGAAGGTCAGTTGCTAAACCTGTTCTTGCTTCACCAATACCTAATGCAGATCGCGCTAAATCTTGTTCAGCTCGACCAATACCAAGTTGTCTACTAGAAAGTCCAGTTTGTGCTTCTGCCAACCCTATTCTTCTAGCAAAATCTGCACCTGCTAACTGTTGTGCTTGTGTAAATCCTTGTTGTAATAATCCAGCTTGTAGTGCTGCTCTGTTTGCATCTGATCTTGCTTTAAACTCTGCTTGTAAAACTCCCTCACGTCCACCACCAAATGCACCAGGCACTCCTGTTAATACCGCTGCTGCTTGTCTTGCTTCTTCTATTTGTCTTTGTCTATCAAACTCTGCAAGTGTTGTATCAATAACATCTTGTTGAAATGGTGATCTGTAAGCTTGAAATGCAGTTGGTCCAATAAGTCCTGCTGCTCCTGTTAATGTTGTGCCTACATCGGTAAGTCCTTGTTGTGCAGCCGTGATTGCTGCAGGGACATTTGCTAATCTTAAATCAGCGGCTTGAATAGCTGCAGGAACTCCACCTAATTGTGTTGCCGCTTCTGTTCCTCTTGCTGCAGCAGAAGTTAAAAGAGGTTGAAACGCTCCAACACCAGAAGCCGCAAGCGCTGCAGCTTGTGTTTGTAATGGATCTTGCGCCGCTACTGTTGGTGCAAATTTAGATGTGTCAATTGGTATACCTGTTTGTGTTGTTAACGTATCAGCAAAAGTTTGACCTAATGCTTCGATAAATGGTGCGGGTAATGTTCTTGTTACTGTCTCTGCCATTATGCTACTTTATCCTCTAGTTTCTTCATTGTGTCATACATCTTTTGTGCACCCTTTTCAATGCTTCCGTCTCCTGCACCTCTGACTGCATCAGCTGTCATGACAAATTCGTTTTTAGATAACATCGCTGGAACGTCATCTGCTTTTTCTTTTATACCTACTGGAACAAAACCACCCTCGTCTCTATAATCTCTTTCCTTAATACCAGCTGCATTTGTTCTCATGATACCTGTTGGCATACCACCTTCTGCTTTATCAAATCTTTCTTTCATTATATCACGTGCATTGTCTGCAGCATCTGCTGCTACATCATCTAGATAGTCAGACGATTGCTTATATAAATCCATTTGTGTTTTTTGGTCTAAATCATAGTAATCTTTTCCAAATTTTAATTCTGATAATTCCTCTGCCATTAATTGACCTCTCATTTTATAATCACTAAAATCAAAATCGACTCTTGATGTAACCATGTCATATGCTTCATCTAAAAGTTTTTTTAATCTCATAATACCCCCTACTGCCATACCTACACGGCCACCTTCTGCAGCCATAGCATATGGAACAGATCCAATGCCAGGAAAACCTCCTGCAAGGTTTGCTGTGTAAGCAGCTCTTAATTTTGCAACATATCTATTTCTTTCTTCCATGGTCATATTCGCAATCTCTTCTTCACTTTTTCGATCCTCTACGGCTAATAAACCAGATAGAGCAGCTAATCCTGCTACTGTGGTTCCACCACCAGGTATTGATTCTAACAATTTAGATCCTGCTCCTAATCCTTTTCCTAATAGTTCTCGAAATAAATTTTGTTTACCTGTTAAAGCAACTTCATCAACTAAATTTGAAGATAATTGACCACCTCTAAATCTAGTAAGTGCTTGCCCTATACCTTGTGTTCTAAATAAACCTGTTGCCGGTCCACCAAAAGCAGCTCTACCAAACAACCCACCAAATTCTGTTCCTGGTATACCAAAACCTATAGCACCTATTAGTGCAGCTTTACCAACAGGACTCTTTGCAACCTTCTCTACAGTTTTTACAACCTTCTTAACAGGCCTAGTTATTTTTCTTACTACTGATCCCATATTTTTTTTGTTAAAATTTTTGTTTGTCTTTTAATTTTATTATCAGAAGATACCCTTAACCAGTTTATAGCTTTGTTAACTCCTAATAGTTTTGTAAAATACTCTTTGGTCCAACGATGAACTTTTAAAATATTACCCATGCATAGGGTATCGATATGCCATAATCTATCACCACTGTTCCAATCTTTTAAATTTAACTCAGCAGTTTTAACATATCTATTTTCAACTTCTTTACTCAAAAAAGCCCAATTCGTAAAAGCAATCACGTTTTCTCCGTCCTTGTGTATTTTATATTGTTTTAATTGAAAAGATGGCAGGATATGTTGGTAGATCTCTTCATCGGTGTTATCTTTGTATCTATCAAATTTCTTGTAGAAATTGATAACAACCTGCATATCTTCATTCATCTTAATTAAACTGCAGGTATTTCACCTGAACCCTTATACTTACCCGTTTTTATCCTATAAAGCAAGATTATGTTGTAACTTCTCTTGGCTTTATTTCTAAGGCTGATAGCACCACATGGAGTCTATTACCTGTTGCAGCTGTCACTTTTATGACCTCTGATTCTGTTGCTACTAGCGGATTTGTTAGTAATTCTGTTGTCCCATTTGCACTAATAGACTTTGTTTTAAATAAGCTAAATACATCATCTGATGTATCTGTAATCGTTACCGTTATGGTGTCCGCGTTCCCTGAGTCTTCAGACACGAGTATGGATCTAATCACCGAAGTTGTTGCACTAGGGACCGTGTATAGAGTTGTTGCACTCGTTGTTGTTAGATCCACTTTTTTATTAATAAATGTATTAGCCATTAATTTAAAAAGAAGTTTTGTGCTTCAACTTCATCCTTCAAGTCTTGTTG